ACAGACAATTATTGGAATTTGCGACGGCACGAACGTTTACAACGCCCAGACGTCTACTTCTAGCTTTATTGCCTCGCTGACAATTGGCGATGGATCTGCGGCAAATCCCTCCTTGTCGTTTTCCAGCGATGCAAATAGTGGACTTTACCTTGCAGCATCTGACCAAATCGGTTTTGCACTGAATGGTCTTAATGCAGCAACTCTTACTTCCGCAGGATTTTTGATTCCTGTTGGTGTTAGCGGCGGATCTTTCTAATGACAGCAAAAGTTGCAGGAATTCTGACAGCGCCCGGAATTCAACGGGATGGTACGCAGTTTGCGTCTCCTTCTTATGTTGATGGAAAGTGGGTCAGGTTTCAGAACAACAAGCCTAGAAAGATTGGCGGGTACAATGGTGCCTTCCTAGACGCGACTAACGTTAGCCGCGGCATGATCATGAGTGCCGACAACGGCCTCAATTACATCATTTCTGGATACAACAATGGTATCGAGCGTTGGACTACCGACAATGATGATGCCGTAGGTTCAGGACCAGTTCCTATTGAACCTGTTGGTCCTCTGGCTTCTATTGTTATTACAAACAATGGAACTGGATATACCAACGGCATTTACACTAACGTTCCTGTTACTGCCGCATCTGGAACTGGTGCAAAAGCAACTGTAGTTGTTGCTACAAATTTGATTTTCTCTGTCACCATTACAGATGGTGGCATTGATTATGTTCATAATGAATCTGTGGCAATCAGTGCCGCGTCTATCGGCGGTACTGGATCTGGTTTTGCCGGGTATATTGATAACCTGACGATCTTCGCTCCAAACGAAAAAACGTTGTGGCAGTTAGACATTGGTTACGACGCATACGGAAATGGGCAGAACAATCTGATTGCCCATCCGGGACAGAACCTTTTAGACATTACATCAACTGTAAATAGCCGACCCATGTTTGGCCCATTTACGGGAGAGTTGATGTATTCGGTAGGCGTATTTACCGCTTCCGGAACAACAACCAGCGGACTCAATACCGTCACTTTTGCAACTACCAATATTTCCATGGGCGCTGGAGTTGCTGTCTCCGGCACCGGCATTCCTGCTGGAACAACGATTGTTTCCTCCAGCTTGGTTGGTAGCGTCTGGACTGTTGTTTTGAGTCAGAATGCCACGGCATCTGGCACTGTGACTCTCACATTCGACAACAACGTGTCCGTGTCCGGTGGAATTGTGATGTTGTTCCCGTACCTTTTTGCGTATGGCAACAATGGTCTGATCAAGAATTGCGCTGCCGGTGATTTTTCGAACTGGACCTCTGCTGACTCCAACGAGAACAACATTTCGTCGACCAAGGTGGTTAAAGGTCTTCCGCTTCGAGGCGGCACGACGTCTCCTGCTGGTCTTTTCTGGACGCTAGACTCGGTAGTCCGCGTGACATATTCGCCTCAGACTGTTGGAACTTCCACTCTGTATTGGCGTTACGACTTGATCACGCAGCAGTCTTCGATCATGTCCTCGCAGTGCGTTATCGAGTATGACGGTATCTTCTATTGGGTTGGTACCGATCGCTTCCTGATGTACAACGGCGTTGTTCAGGAGGTAGAAAACAAACAGAATATGAACTACTTCTTCGACAATCTTAACTACGCGCAACGTCAGAAGGTGTGGGCAAGTAAGGTGCCGAGGTGGGGTGAAATTTGGTGGTTCTTCCCGAACGGAGACAGCACCGAATGCAACGACGCAATTATCTTCAATCTTAGAGATAAGTGCTGGTACGACGCAGGACAAGCAATTGGCGCACGACGATCGGCTGGAGTGTTTTCTGAAGTATTCCGCAGGCCAATTTGGGGCGGAAACGACCAAAACAACACCGGAAAGTACACTCTTTGGCAGCATGAGACTGGAACCAACGAAATCTATACAAACAATGTCAATGCGATTGAATCGTTTTTTGAGACGAACGTCATTGGCGCTCAGATGGGTCTTGTTGGAACCACTACCGAACCGGGCGAAAACTTGTGGACTAGATGCGAAAGAATCGAGCCTGACTTTGTTCAGACTGGAGAGATGAGCGTTGTAGTCACTGGCAAGTCCTACGCAGACGATACTGATGATCCTTCTGATCCGTATGTTTTTGATTCGTCTACGCTTAAAATTGACATGAAAGAGCAACGCCGTGAAATGCGATTGCGCTTCATAAGCAACACGTTCAACGGAGACTACTTCATGGGTAGAGTTCTGTTGAGCATTGAGACTGGAGACGTCCGCGGTACAGGCAACCCGTAATGGTTGCATACGATCCACGCGGAATGTCATGGAATCAGTACAGTAAGCTGATGGAAGAGCTTTTTGCTGCTCAACAGCTTGGAAACGTTCCTGAAGAGCAATGGCGAAAGTGGGTTGATGGAATTGTTGGAATTGGTTATTTCTCCCAGAGCGCGGTCCCTGATCATAGAACTTTTGAAGACTGGCGTGATTGGGCGAAGGCTGTTGTCGGCATATTGAATATCGGGGTTAATTAAAATGGCTAAATTGAAGCCTTTCTTGGATCCTGATCTTGCTGCTGCTGTAGATCAAGCGACTTCTCCTGCCATTCCGG